AAAGTTGTGCTTCCAACTCTTTGATTTCTTTTGCCATATCTTCAAGACTAATATCACTTTCCATATTTACCTCCGTTTTTTTGAAAGCTTTTTCTGCTTCTCTCCTCGCTGAAGTCATGTCGCCTCCCCAAGTTGCGATAATACGCAGCATTGAAGCCACGTTCCCATTCTTTAGAAGCTACACTTCCAAGGTGAAAGGGATTACCTCTCAGCATCTTTGTCCCCTCAGAGAGCTTACCTCTCATAAAGATGCTGTATCCTTGCTCGTATGGTTTCATGTAATATCCACTATCTCACATGAGTCACCAGAACAAGCAAATGTCTGAGAAGATTGTGTGTTATCTTCCTTCTCATAACTCTGGAACTTACTCCAATCTATATGTCCGAACTTACTGCTAAAATCATCGTATACTTCTTCTGTACACTCTTGATAGGGTGCTTGTTGGTAAGTATGATCGGAGTGTGGTAAGAACGATACACCTGACATCTCGTCAAAGTGTTTAAAGACAAAAGCTCCCACTTCCATCCACTCGTCATCTCTAACAGAAATGGTCACTGACGGCTTGTGTTCACACCAATGCCTCTGATATGTGAGCCACGTTTGTAGCTGTTCTATGGCTGTCATATCGTCTCTCATAACTGATTTACGAGGTGACTTCATAGGAAAACTAAACACCGTTTGCGTATCAGGTTTCATCACATCAGGTTCACTTGGTATTCCACTATCTACCATGAAGTTAGTAAGAGGATCTTTATTATCGCCCCTAACGGTACGAATATAATAACTGCTATGACGAGGGTGGATACCACTGCTTGAGTCCACAAGCTGTGATACTGTCCCACTTGGTTTGACACAGGTAATTGCTGTGCTTTGTGGGATTGAGAAGATTGCTGCCCATTCTTTGTTCGTTTCAACAGCAACCTGCCGTAGAGATTCAAGCGTTTTATCAAGTCCATGTTTCTTTCCACTCGTTAGTTCGTTATCCATTATCCCTGTAAGGCTAACACCTAGTAGTCTCTCCTCTTCAGTGTTGGTCTTCCATACCTTACGAAGATAAGGAAACTTAGTTAAGGTAGCTTGTGCTGTACCAAGTATAGTTGCAAGCATTACCTTCCTTTTCAGATCTTCAAACTTATCTTTCTCTCGTATCACTACTTCTGTCAAGTTACAGAACTGATAAGGTCTAAGTATTATTTCACTGCAAGGATTAGTACCAAACTCATGTTCAGGATCTCTCCTGCCAAACTTCTTTGCCTGTTCCTTTGCAGAGGTTCTATTAAATATACCACGTTCTCCTGACTTTGATTCAACAAGGGCAGTCCACTCTCTTAAAAATGTCTCTCCGTCTGGCTTGTCAGTGTAGCACACAGAGTTATTAGCCAATGCCATCTGTGGTGTTGTCTCCCACCATTGACCTGACTTAGCGTGTCGCATACGTCCATCGGATAGGTTAGACAAGCTTATCATAGCAGAACGTCTAACACCACCAGACACCACAACTTCTCCAACCTTGCACATTAAGTTATGACAATCGTAACTAGACAGTTTACGTCCTGCGTTGTCCTTAAATAATGCTGTTGTGAAGTTAAACAAATCAACCAAAGGTCCGGGACCTGATGCTCTTCCACCAAATATCTGTAGCCTAGAACCTGCAGGTCTAATCTTTGACACATCCCAGTGTGGTGCTTCTCCCATATATAAGTGTCCTATAAGCTTGCGTAAAGCTTTTGCCCATCCTTCTTTGCTATCTTGAACGTCTATAACAGTGTCTACTTGCTCTATGCTTTGTGGTATCTCTGGTAGTTGATTGACATACTGTCTCTCCACAGAGAACCCAACACCTGTACCACACAATAGTATATACATTGCCTCGTCAAAAGACTTAGGATCATCTACTGGCAGATAGCTACAGTTGTATCCTGCAGTGTTATCTCTCTCAAGAGCAAGACCTGCTGTCATCAACGCTCTCATAGACGGCATGACTTCTAGATTAGTTATGGCATCTTTTATTTGTTGAACAGGCAGATATCCCTTAACCTTCAAAGACATAAAGTCAACGTACCTGTTGACAGTTTCTTCCCATGTTTCTCTTCTATTCTCGTTTGGTAGCCACCTAGCGTATCTAGAAATAGCTATGAATTTTTGATAGTCGTTCATATCTTTGTTACCTTTATGCTGTTAATTTCAATGTCGTCAATATCGTAGAGAAGATCTTTAACTATATCAGATATAACTTTTTCACCTTCTTTTTTCTTAGATGCTGAATCGCAGGTCACAGGTAAATGGCTAGACTCGTCATCTATCTCAACCTCTGCTGTAATCTTAAACTTCATCCGAACATACTCCTGTTATCTATATCCCTGATCATGGCTTTTAGATACCACTCTGCTTTTTTTAAATCCTCAATACCATTTTTATATCGCCAACGGTGAAGATATTTTATAACATTGCCCTGACAATAGGAAGAAAACTCTTCACCTAACTGCTGTCGAATATAATCTATACACTCCATACCACCGTTGTTGTAGTGTGGAGGACTATTAACTGTATCTACTTCCACTTGCTCAGTGTCCCTAGTTGTATTCGCTTCTTCTTTTCTGTCAACCATTTTTTAGGTATCTCCTTATCTGTCCATTTAAATCCATACTTATCACACCAATCACAATATCTTGTCTTTGACCCTTTGTTGATCACATTGTATGCGTTCTGAAATAGAAAGCGTATATCTAACTCAGGATATTGCTCTTGTATTAGCAGGTGCTTCACTCTGTCTTTTGCTTTGAACCACCCTTTCGCCTCAATAATAATACCATTGTTAAGAACAAAGTCAGGCTTGTAGAGCCTAAACATTTGCACTGCGTATCTGATTGACATTTTTTCATATCGAATCCTTTGCTTGAGAAGGCGCAACTCTTTGGCTACGCTCTCCTCAAACTTGCTCCTAAATTGTATCTTGGGCATCAGCTAACTTTACATAGTTTATCAACGGTGGTGTAGCAGACTTAGAAACTTTTGATGGAAGAACCTGGAGATCCCAACACTTTTCTTTATAAGAACAGAAGCTACACTCAATACCTAGTTTCATATTGCCACTAGGTTTGCCATAATACGTCTCAGCTACAGGCTCGTAGCATCTCTCAAAAGGCTCGTCATTATTAATGTAGTCTATAGTGTTTTGTATTTTCTCCATCTCTTCTTCAGTGTCTACATTACTAGCACTGACATACTTAAAGTTTCCGTTTGCTTTGTTTATAACCCACCATCCACCGACAGGAACACCTTTCGCTTTTGCGTAGCCAACGAGTTGTGACACATACCCAAAGCTATCTTTGCTCTGTAGTGTTTCAAAATCTATGAATTTGTTTTCGTATGCCCAAGGAGAGGCAGACTTAACATCGTCCACCTTTCCATTTAATACAAGGTCATAAGTCCCATCAACATGTCCCCCCTTTACTGGTAAAGAAACCTGCTCACTGTCATCAAACTTAACGTCTGCCGCCCTTAGTAAGCCTTTAAATACAGCTTCTATAATATCACCAAGAATCATGTTGATAAGAAAGTAAGGAGAATCAGAAATCTTTTCCTCAGGATGGTTCTTATCAAACCAAAGCTGACACTTCTTACGTCCAATGTTAGACATACGAAGTTTAAATGTCCTCTTCTCCCCTGAGAATTGACGACTCAAAGCATCTCTTACATCCTTAGCCACCACATCAAGCACAGCATTGTCAACCTTTGCTTTACCAGACATAACTTTTTGTAGGAAAGAATGAATCGCCAGTTCTGCAGGATGGTTCATCTACTACTCCTCTATCTCAACAACATTGGCAACAATATCATTTTCCTGATCGGAGAGTTCCTCAGGTCTACGATGTTCTTCCCACTTGCTGAGAGTGATAGAGTTCATAGATTCTACCCACTCGACAAAGTTGTTCAACACTTCCTGATCGTCAGTGGTGATCTCTACTACTTTACCTAATGAAGGTTTCAACACAGCATAGGTTGCTCCACTAGGAATACTCTTTACTTCTGACCCAAGATGCAACAAATGTTGAATGGGAAGCCTATTCTTTCGCTGAATCTGATTAAACATATCAGTTATAGCATTGAAGCTATCTCTGTTTTTAATCCTCATTAGGAAAGGGAACTCTTTAACATCCACAGGTTTACCATCGGCATCCTTAGCCTTGTCGAGAGTACACAGACCAAAGAGAACTTTAAACCTAGAGGTTGCTCTCATAAGATCTTGTGTTTCTTGTGGCAACGATTTAAAATCCTTGATGTAACCTGAAGGTCTACCACAGTTGAAACCACCGTAGTTATCCTTTAGATCACCTGACAAAGATGTTGCCATCACTGTTCGTAACATACGTCCTTCACCACCATCAGGTCTTGTGAAGTTCTTATCATACCTCTGCCACTGAAAGCGTTGCATGAAAGATCGTATAGTTATCTTATCACTGTAGTACACAGTATCGTCAGGGAAAGTTACAGAAAAAGCACCGGCTTTTACTATAGCTACTTCCATAGTCTCACCGTCAACTTCCTTTGTACCCATAACATTCTGATGTACCTGTTTCACCTCTGCTAAAGCTGAAGTGCTTTTTGCAGGTGTGTTTGACATCCCCATTAATTCTGCCAGATCAGCAGGGGATTTACCAATTACTTCTAATGCGTTTTCCATATATTACTCCTATTTAGAAATGCAATTTTATCAGACTACGTCTTTTACGTCAAGCCAATTATTACCTATTTTTGACTCTAATAACATAGGAACATTGACCTCTATATCGTAATGTTTTTCGATTATCTTTTTTAGATTATCATTAACATCTTTGATAATACCTAGAACATTACCCTCCTCTGCAGGATGAACATCCAACACAACAGAGTCATGCACAGTGTTTACTAATACACTCTTTAATTTGTCGTTGTTTAAACGCTTCTCTATCTCCAACAGTACAATAGGAACTATGTCGCCAGTAGCAAAGCCTTGCACTGGATAGTTCTTGATCATGGTAAAGTGTGTTGGAGTCCCACTTGCCCTTCTCTCTACATCAGGGAAAGCATACTGCCTACCTGAAGGTATCTTTATTCTGCCAAGGTTGATAGCCTCGTCACCTAGTTTCTTGTGCCACTTGGCTATACCTTTATATTTATCCATAAAGTGTGTGTAGTACTCAGCCTCAGCTTTGGTTCTGCCATACCCAGTAGCACCGTAGAGAGGTGCAAAGGTATGTGCCTTAGCTTCTTGTCTAGACGTAGGTTGTCCTGCCTCAGTGATGATCTGAGCCGTGTATGAGTGAACATCAAAACCAGTGGACACTTCTTCCATCGCAACTTTGTCTTGAGATAATAATGCTGCAACTCTAAATTCTAGCTGTGCAAAGTCAGCCTCCAGTATCTTACCCTTCATGCCAAAGCCATCGCAGTTCCAACGAGAAACAAACACCTTCTTCACAGGAAACGTACCACCTCTAGGCATATTCTGCATGTTAGGGTTGCGTCCACTGAAACGTCCAGTGGCTGTAACGTGCTGAGTAAGAGTTACGTGTAGGAAACCATCCTTCTTTGTGTAGTGTTCTATACCATCAACAAACGCAGAGAGATAACTAGACACAGCACTCTGTCGCTTGAGGTCTGTCAAGAAAGTTTCTGCTGTTTTCATCTCTTTTGTCTTAGCTATATTTATTAGATGCTCCAAGTTACCTTTGCTTGTAGAGAAACCATTGGCACTAACCCACTCCTTTGACGGTGGAAAGAACCCAAGACCTGCCATGTGCCGTAACTTTGTCAGTTTATACCCTCTTGTATCACACTCAGGGCATCTGTTTGGCTTGGCAAAAGGTGTACCATCCTTCTTAATCTTGTGTATCTTACCCTTACCCTTGCACATATGACACACACTAGCCTTTGTTTTAACCATCATGGCACTATTATCCTTGACAGCTTGTTTGAAATCTTCTTTTCCATCCACCAAGTCGAAAGCCACTGCCCATTCTTTCTTATTATAAAGTATTCTTGAATAAATTACCTGGCTAATCTGCTCTGGAGAGTTGAGATTTATAGGTGTATCACCCATTAGTTCTCTCACTTGATCCTGCAATCGCCTTTCTATAGTCACTAGCTCCTCTTCAAAGTCAGAACGCACCTTTCGCAAAGCATCTTTGTCTATTTTAAACCCATTCATGTACATTTTCGTCAAGGTTTTGCAAACTTCATTGGTTATATCTCTAACCTTTATCAGAGATTTAGATTCAGGTTTGTCGTACTCTTCACCTAGTCTCCAATAAAGAGCCTTTGTAACCATTAAATCCTGCCGGAGATACTCTGATAACTCAGCAAGAGGTATTTCATCTGTCTGAAACCCTCGTCTAAAATAATCTTTGAGTGTGTCCGACTTCTTCATGTCAAGGTTATAGCGAATAGCACAGTTCTCTAGGCTGACAGACTCTTTCTGACCACGCTGTAAGACATATTCTCCTAGCATAGTGTCAAATATTTCACCATCATACTTAAATCCACATGCCCAAAGCCATTGAAGATCATACTGTAGGTTGTGACCTATCAGTAATGTTGTGTTGTCAAGAACTCTTTGCAACTTTTTGTCTGATTCATCATCCTCTATTGCCTTTTCTTTATGGTCAAATACAAACACAGTGTTTTCATCAGACAGCCAATCCTGCACACCCACAAGCGTCAAAGAATTGTCAGGCTCAAAAGGATCAAGATGCAACTTACCATCACGCTTAGTTGTGGTGTTTTCTACATCAAGAACTATCTTCATTTATTTCTCCTTTTATATATTTAGTGGCTCTTTCTAGACCCTCAACATCATCGCCAAGTATACCTATAGCTAGATTGCAGTGATGACATAACCATCCTCTAAAGGTTTCGTTCTTATAGCAATGGTCTAGTACCAACTTAGTCTTCTTACCACAAATGTCACAACATTCTGATACAGGTGGTGCAGTTTTTCGTATGTTCTCTACAACAATCCCATTATACTTCTGACACTTTTTACAAGAGGTGCTTCTGGACTCTCTATCACCAGTGGCTCTGCGATATAATCTAAACTCCTCTCTAGGTTTAACCTCACCACAATGTCTACACGTTATATCAGGTTTATCTGCGTCCTCTTCCTCAGTAAACTCTTGAAATAAGTCTCCTTGTGTAGATGTCACGCTGAGTACCTTCCAGTTTCTACATCCAGTTCCACATGCACTGTGCCATGCCAACCAGTTAATTTATTTTTAGCTAACCGGATATGACGCTGAGGGTCATTACTGTCTTGTCCTTCAATGTCAGGGTTCTTACTAATTAATAACATTAAATCTGCCTCTGCTGCCTTTCCAGTTTTACTTCCTTCAAGCATAGATTGGTTAACATTTATCTTACCCTCAGCCTCTGCTGAAAGTTGGGACATCCAAATTATAACGCAATTATACTTCTTGGCAATGTTTCTTGCGTGAATTGCTGCCTCCTTGAGATAAATATCTGATCTTTCTGATCCGGCTGTTGCAAATTTATCACCCATGTCAAGTATAATTATGTCAGGGTTAACACTTTTTGCAAGTTGTTCCACGTAGTCCATGTTCTTATCAGTGGCATCCTTGATGGATAGTAGTTGTTTGATAGGCTCGTATCTCTTCAGTGCCATACTTCTGTTCTCAAGAACCTGATCGCTAGACATCTTAGACTTACAGTACAGATACCTCAAGCCTACACGCTTGTATGCCTCTTCATTACACAGCACCACACATTTAGCACCTTGATCTATAAACCCACCCTCAGAGGCTAAAATACTAGCGTGGAAGGATGTCTTACCAGTGTTGGGTCTAGCACCCACTATAACAAAGTGACCACCACTCAGACCCTCTACTCGTCTGCGTAGCGAAGGTATGTTAAACTTCCACTGAAACTTCAGGTTAAGATGATCTACCAGAGTATCAAAACTAATATCATCTCCCTCAAATCTAAAACTGGGAGTGAAGTCGTCTTGATAGTTGTCAAGTATGTTTCGTAAAGGCTCTAGATTATTCTTTGTGCCATTCACGTAGTCAAAGCCAAGGTTAGCCACCTCTTCTCCAACCATCTGTTGAAACAACTTGGACAATACCTCCTTAGCTATCTCATTATTCATAGCCTCTTCCTTTGCAATCTTACTAAACAAGATCTCAAAAGAGGATTTGTTTGCTGAGGTTAGTGTTCCATTGTTAGCAAAGAACAAGGCTTGTAGTTCTGTGAGTGTTATATCTCTCTCATACTTACCCATAGTTTCATCAAGCGTGTTCTTAATCTTCCTAACATCCTTACTGAATAGTTTATCAGGACATTTACTACCCTTGTGATCTTCATAGAAGTCACGTTGCATAAGGCTTCTTATTAATGCTAGTTCTATCAACCTATTAACTCCCTTAGTTTATTAAAATCATTTACTCTTTTGTATTTCAGGTCATCCTCAATGTGCAAAGCATACACCTCTGAAGGATCACAATAACTCTTCAACTCTTTCGTGTACTCAATAGTCTTACCTATAACATCTGGATCAAGAGCCACTATAACTTTGTCGAATCTATCTAGGTATTCTTTATGCTCTCGCATTAAGTTTGTACCAAGCAGAGCCACACCAGTTATACCTGCCATAGTCTCTCCTATCACTGTAGCTGATACACAATCCTCTACTACAACAGCCACACTTTTACAATCAGAGATCCTATGTGTATACTGTTTAGCCTCCCCACCATATCTATACCACTTGGGTTGACTATTGTACAAGGCTCGTCCTATCGCATCTACAAGTCTACCATTGCTGTAGATAGGAAATACGGCTCGTGAGTCTTTGCAATCATATAATAAATCTATTGATAAATCCCATCGCCTTTTGAATCTCTGGACATAAGCATTGTCGCCATCAGTTATACGCTCTGGCATGACGAACTTCTCTGGTGTTTTGTTTTCTGCAACACCTTGCAGCTTTTTCTTTATTGTATCAGCTAACATATTTGTCATGTACGAACCTTTAACATCACAAGAGGCTCTATAACAGTTGTATAATAACAAGCCATCTTGATTGCTGATTGAAAACTTTTTTACTCCATTACACTTAGGACAATCTAACGTGAGTGATTCTCCCTCTTTTACATTTATACCTTCTAAAAAATCTTGTGATGGTATACTAGGCATCCTTATAACTCTCCCTTCTTTCTAGTGCGTTGCTTGCTGAACTAAATGTGTGTTTAATATATGGACGCATTGAGTTAGGACTATTGTGTCCAGACACAGCCATGATCTGAGTGGTGTCAACTCCTGCCTCAACCATCTCTGTTATAGCTGTTCTCCTCATATCCATAGCTGTCAGTTCCTTTGGTAATCCTGCTTTATCCTTAACTTGGTTAACAAGATAGCTAATCTCCTTATCGTTGTACATAACATAGCCACCACTTCTAGGAAAAGGATGTGGTGCAACAAATTCCTGGAATCCAAAGTCTTTATGTTGTTGCTCAAGCATCCTAAACATATTCATGTGGATGGGAAGATGCACCTCTGCCCTTTTCTTTGATTGCTCTAGGTCAAGCCTACGCTCCTCAAAGTTTATGTTATCCCACTTGAGGGAACGCATATCGCCAATCCTCTGAGCAAACGTGTATGCCATCTGAACTATAAGACCTATGCTTCTCCACTTGTATTCTGCATAAGCTGTGTCACAGAACAATCTAACTTGATCTGCTGTCCACATAACCTTTCGTGGTTTAGTCTGCATCTTCTTGACACTACGCATTGGGTTACGACTAACCAATTCAAACTCTTCTGCTAAGTTAAACAGTAAAGAACTTATGGTTGCAGCCATATTGGCTGTCCTAATCCCACGAACTAACCATTGTTGATACGCTGTCTTGCAATCAGCAACAGTTACCTTGTCTACCTTTATACCTCCTAAACTTTTGTTAAGCCGGATAGGTGTAGCCATAACCTTTGATATGACATACTCGTAGTCCTTTTGTGTCCTACCTCTGAGAGCTAAGAACTGAGGACTATGCAAGTAGTATTCTGCTAGATCATGCACCGTCTTGATGTCTGTTTCTTTTCTCATTGTAAATCCTTGTTAATTCTTTGTAGCTACATACCCAACCAACTAAGAATAGTATTATATAAATTAAAGCGTATATGTAAGCACTACTTAGCATGATTTTCTTCTCCATCTCTCAATTCTCCACAATGTGTAGAACAATAGTATCAAAGCAGGTTGCCCTATTACAAAAACTAATATATTTAAAAGCTCGTAAGACATACCAGTTACACTACAAATGTAGTTTAGTATATCTATACATTTCCAAAATATATAATCAATCTGTTCTTCTGTCATGTTTATTTCTCCCATCGGTAAAAAATATGTTTATCAATTCGTGTCGTCCTAGTCTTAGTCTTCGCCCATGCAGGACGCACATAGGTTGCATGGTAGTGAGTCGCTCCCTCTGTTATATCAAGAGTAATAGTCTTGGTCAACAGAATAGATGCGTGTTCTAATGCTAGACTCCAAGTCTTGCTATCAAAGTTTGGTTCGTCTTTTTTGCCATCGCAAAACCAGGTGAACTGGCATTTCCAACGAACCGGTTTGTTTGTGTTCTTATATGTTACAGCCTCTTTAACAACCTCACATACTGTATCCGGAAACCTATCATCAGCTACACGATTCAGAACTACCTGACCTACTGCCATCTGTCCTATCATGGATTGATTCCCTGCCTCATGGTATATATTAAATGCCATACACATCAGTGCTGTTTCTAATAACATCAGCTATCTCCTTAAACTCGTTTATAATCTGTTCATCCTCCTCCTCTGTATTATCAAACTCTGGATCTATAAGATTCATTTCATCCATTGTCGCCTCCCTCAATGTAATACTTCATAGTCAAACTCTGGATCATGCTCTACGTAACCCACTATCTTTGCGTCAATAATAGTATCATGCTCTATATCCCAATCACACTCTCTCGCCACTACCTCTGTGTTGGGTGCATCATGCTCAACCTTTATTATTATATATGCCCACTTACTCATAGGATAAGTTGAACAACTGCGTTCAATCCCATAGTCGCTGTTATCAACAAGAATAGGATAAACAATAATGCTAAACCCTCTTCATCATTATTATTGTTATTCTTTTTCATGGCAAAAGTTCCTCCAAAATTTACAGTTGTTATCTGACTTGCATACTCTCTCATGCTTGGCTGTCTCCCAACACTCCGATCGCCAAGGCGAAAAATATTTTGCTGCAAATCTGTCAGACCAATCTTTTCCATCCACTAACCATAGTCCTAGTATGGGTAAAGGTACAAGTAAAAGGAAGACTACAAAGAAAGCTTTGCCGAATCCCTCGTTATGATATGGTTTCATCCTTATATTCCTTTCTTTTTGTTAAGACCTTTTGGGTCATATTGATCTGCTATCTCTTCAGGTAGATGCCTACTCGCTGTAGGGTCATTGAAGAAATCGTTTAGGTACAGCAAGAATATCAGAAACAACATAGTATATCCAAAGTATTTTAGAAATTTATGGAATATTATGTAAGCCTCTTGTGCTTGCTTTAGTGCCTCCTCTTTTACTTTATCATTCATGGTGTCCTCCTATCCTGTTTGTAATAGCTTGCCACAAACACCACACTCGTACCCATGATATCTGTGACCATCTTCAACGAACTCATAGTAGATTGCGTTATCATCGCAACTATGTTCCTCTTGCTGTTCCTCTTCATTCATACTGTTCTCCTACCCATCTTACTATCTCTCCAGTGTTCCACTTGGCACATTCTTTCTGTGCATCTCCATAAGTATCAAACACTTTGACAGGGCTGTCTTGTGTCCACATAGCACCACACCCTTCCTTTACGTACTCCGTATCCTCATGCTCAAAGGGTGTGAAGAGTATTGCCCACTTAACTTGTCGCTCATTCATCGTTTTTCTCCTTTGGTAAATGTTCTTTAAATTGATAGTCCCTATACCAACCACCTTCGCTAGGCTGTTCAAACTGTAGTAAGTTTGCTAGTTTATACATAAGAGATTCTATATCACAAACGTGTTCATAATAGATAGGCACTTTCTCTGCTGTATTACAGCTAAACTCTCTCAATACGTTAACATATTTAAGTAACGCTACTCTGTCTTTTGGTTCTATCTTAATTGTCTTCATTTTTTAGTTCCTTTCTTAAAAGCTTTGCTTGAAACATTTCATGTTGATGCCTACGCTTGGCAACCTTTTCCCTCTTGTCGTTGATGGTTATGGTTGCCTTGCGTATAAACACCGGATTCCTGGGCTTAGGCTGTTTAACCTTTTTAGGCACTAGCCATGCTCCAACTTGCAGGGATGCCCCACGTTATGCGACTTCTGATATCCTCCACAGTTGAGACACAATCCTTGCTGTTGCCCTCGTCATCACATCCAATGACAAGACTTCGGTTTACCAACATCATATCTTGATCGTTATATCTTATGTTGTACCAGTGTTTGTCCTCAGCACTGACATACAACCCTTCATCATCAACATAGATACCATCTCCCTCTGTTGGAGTCCTCACTATATCAAAGGCTCTAGGCTTGTATGTCATGCCCTCTGCGTTTTGGAAACTTAGATGCTCATAGATGTGTCGGTAGTCTCCACTATAATCTATCTGCATAACTTGTTTCGCCTTTGGGTCTATTAGTATCGCTTTCATTACGCTACCTCCTTTCCAAAATATCTCTTGGCTGTATCGGCTGTAATGATATACTCGCCTCCTCCTTTTTGATCTTGGATAAGATAAGGCTTACTTCTAGCCTTGCGTCTAAAACCAGACAGTTTAAATTGTTTACCATCTAGTGTAGCAACCTTAGTAAGATCTAGCTTATCTATACTAGCAAAATCCTCTAGGTCTTTCTCGCTCTGAGACTTAGCACCCTTCATTCTAAGGTTAACTTTAAATGTAACCTCAGTATCATTGAAGTTAGCACTACCAATCTCAACAATAAACTGCTCAAGACTTTCATTGTCGTTGAGGGCATCGTCTAATATTGCCCTAAGATCTTTTACCATTTTTCTATTTAATAACATTTTTCTCTCCTTAATTTAAAATTGAAAATACCATCTTACTAATTGATCTATAACATAACACGCTCCAACGAGCAATATAAATACTGATAGTCCATGACCACTTTCTTTATACATCTTTCATCTCCTGCAATACCCAGGAAATTGTATCTACACTAAAGCCATTGCCTAACATCTTGTAGCGTTGGCTGTTGCTGATTTTCTTTACACTACCATCCTCAAACAAACCTAAGGAGGTATAGTCTGGTCTAATAGTCTGTAGCTTTTCGCACTCTCTGACGCTGAGTTTTCTCCAATGCAGTTCGTCTACACTATCCCACTCATGCCTATCGTAACTACCTCTGCCACCTACTCTAATGGTCTTAGACTTATCTCTAATCTTAGATACTACTACACCATCTTGAGGATCAGTAGTAGCAACCTTAGGCTCTCTATGTCCACCCTGCATAGTCGTTAGCGTGGGTGCTTTACCCTCTGGAGAGTATACACGCTTGATAATGTCATAGCCTTTTATTTCTGCAGTATGCCCCACCTCTAAGCACTTGTTAAAGACTAGCTGTCGCCTAGACTTATTAAAGTATTGATTGAGGTTGCCACCTTTCCAGTAGTTCGCATCTATGCAATACGCTTTATCTCTATCAACGTATCCATCATCTAGAACATCTTTTAGCATGATACCTAAATCCGGCAAATCTTGGATTGGCACTTGTTCATACGTATCGCCTACCCTTTTACCAAACCAGTATAACCTTACTCTGTTTTGTGCTGATATGTATTTTGAGTTTAGTTCCTTAAAGCCAAACCCAAGAGCATTAGACATCATATCTGACCACTGAGTTTTCATCTTAACATTCTCAACTAATACATAATCTGGCTTGATGATCTTAAACTGTTCAAGCCAAACCCAAAAGAGATTAGATCGTTTACCCTCCTCACTAAACCCTTTGCCTAATCCTGCAAAGCTTAGATCTTGGCAGGGTGATCCACAGATCATTAGGTTAATATGTGGTAGCTTTGTAGCGTCAACTCCATGTATATCGCCCAGAAATTTTGTATTAGGATACTGAACGGCTGTAACAGCTTGAGCATACTTATCTATCTCACTAGCGTAGTAAGTATTGTTTACTCCATCAAATACTATGCCTAATCTTTCTAGTGCTTGTTGCCCACCAGAGCAACCATCAAAAGCAGAATAACAATTCATTTTGTAACCTCTATCTTTCCTAACTCTAGGTTAACATATCCAATAGTATTATGCATATCTCTAAATCCTAAACACGTTACCTCTGCCCCTACCTTAGAGTTTTCTAAAGAGTAGAATTTAATAGGCTTGTTTAAATCTCCAGTTTCTAGAAGTAGTTTTATTAAATCTATTGTATTCATATCTATTCCCCCTGCTCTTTCATTAGCTTGTTAAACTCTGCAGGAGATATCCATTGTCCAGTTCTTGGATCTCTTGGTAATCTTCCATTACTAGCAACCATCATTTTTAAGATAGCCTTGTTGGTAGCTGAGGTAGTTCCTCTCTTGCCAAATCGCTCACGCTTATCAGTGCGAACCAATGCCATGTGATCGACATTTATATGCTTTAAACTTTTGTATTTCTTAACCATGATTTCTCTCCTTTTCTTTTTATCTTGGTTTATGTCTACTCTTTTAAATTAGTAATCGTTACGTGTCAAACTTTTTATTTCTTTTTGCCGGTTACCTGGATTCATCCTCTGGCTCTAGGTTATGTACAAACAATTCATCTAATGCGTTTGTACTTTCCTCTCCATTTTTAAAAACTTTTATGGTTAGTCCTGCATCTATCCTAGCAATGCGAATAGAAAAATCGTCCACCTCTAACCACGCTTTATTATCTTTAAGATAATAATCTTTATCTAGTATAAAATCTTTTACCATCTCTAAACCTTTCCGAATAAATGTATTAGTTTATTTTCTAAATTTTCTAGTTTACTTTCGTTAGCTTGATATCTGATTGTTAAACCTCCTTTTTCTCTAAACTCCTCTAAGTTTGTTGGTCTATCATCTATTAATAGATTTTGTTTTTCTTCATACAGTGTGGCAAATTTCCATTTATGTGCAGAGTAAAATCTCTTTTTGTTAAAATCATTATCAAAAGCATAACCGAAAACTTGGTCTAGCCATATGTCTTTATGATTAGAACTGTTTTCTTCATCTCCTTTTAATGGAGTGCTAAGTATTGCCCAACGTCCTCTAGTATAGCGCTCTATCATATGTAGAAATTTAACAGTTGTAGGGAATATAGATATCTTACTAAAAAAGTCTGAGCCTGTGAGCCTGTCAATTACTTCCTGTTGTGTTGGGATATCTTTCCAATGGTTAACCTTAAATTCTTTTGCTAAACCTCCGAAAAAATCGGCAATCACTCCGTCCATATCTACATACGTTATATTAGGTTTAATCATCTTTCTATCTCCTCTATAGTTATTTCTATTCTATCATCTACGTCCAGTATGGTTTCTAGTTCCCTACTTTCTAAATCATCATTATTTAAATTATAAAATACTATTTCTTTTTCCTTATCAAATTTAGATAATGTATCTATTAAATCTTTAACTGTCATCTTTCAATCTCCTCTTTTGTTTCTTCCCATAGTTCCCAAAACCTTTTATTATATTCTTTCTCTGTTAGATTTGGCTTATCCTCTAAAAGCTGTTTGGCTTTTTCGTAATCTATTTTCATCTTCATTTTATTTCCTTTCTTTTCTAAACTCCTAAACAATAACCAAACACTTGTAAAGCTTTATTTATTTTTTGCCGGATACCTGGAAACGCTTTAGCTCCTCCTTATATCTCCTTTCTATTTCCCAGAAAGGACGCATTGTTTTTATGTAATCGTAAACACTAAATACGATCATTAGTATAATTAAGAAAGCTATAAAGGTAGCAAAGTTAATTATAAAACTAGGGTTTTCTATTTGGTTTAATATATCTAACATTTTTATTACCTCCTATTAGTTAATAACGAAACCAGAATTATCTTTTCTAGCTTTTCCTTTAGCTTTTAAACCTACAATAACCCTTTTAGGATCTAGAAAGCGCAGGTCGTCTTTATCTCCATCAATAACCTTTAAGTTTAAAAACTCATTAGGTAACTCTTTTCTAAAGACTACAGCTATATTTAAACCATTCTTTATAGCTGTTTTGTAATGGTCGCTATACCATTCATTAGCTTGTGAATAACTCCACGTTAAGGAATAGTTTTTGATCTTGGATACATCACGTTTAAAGATTTTGGTGTAGTCGTAAAAGATCACATTAGGGAATAAAGCAAATATATGTTTATTATCTTTTATACTTATCTTTTCCCATTGTATATCAGTAGTTCCATTTAATCGGACGCAGGGTTGTATTCCCTTAGTAATACATTTCTTTTCAAACTTGGTTACATCCTCAACTAGAAGATCCAGGAATTTTTGCCGGTTTTTGTAGAATAACATTGTTTTTCTTTTCCTTGCCTCCTGCACTGTGTTGGTCGTTTCTCCTTTCTTAAATATTCCTCCTCTTCCTGCTGTATTAAGGCAGGGTTTAAAACAACTAGCTTTCTCTGCTAATGGACAAGAATTATATTCTTTATCATCTACTAATATTTTAAATGGCGTACCATAAAAAATAGCTGTTACATATTCCTTTCCATCTCCTTTTATAGTTTTGGCGTTATTTCCTGCAGATATTATATTTCCTTTAAAGTTCATTTTTAAGCACTCCTTTTAATTGCTATTACATCTTGATTAGTTTCTGGTAACTCACTGGCTTTAATAAATGATACACTATAAAATTTAGATCCTAGTAAGAATGGGTTTAAATAAGCTCCAGTAAGATCTATAATAGGGTTATTATCTCCTTTACCAGAAACTTTGTATTTACCATTAGGATTAAACTTTAATATGATTTGACCCTCTGCTAATATTTGACGATCAAATCTATCATTTCTTTTAATGCCAAATTTGATTAGATCTTTTCCCTCTATCCAAACTCTAGCGTTACCATTCTTTAAAGTTGATTTTCTAGTTACTGTAAACATTGTTATAAACTCCTTTATTAAATTAATATTAAACGTCTATCCAGACTTTGCGATTAGCTTTTAAATATCTCTCTCTATTTATATTAGATAAGTATGAGCAAGTATAAGTTTTATCCTCTCTATTATAATGGTTAATCTCTAGATACTCCGATCCATCCTCTTTAAGCAGGAAGAAAGGATATTTGCCCTTAATCTTTTTAACTTTGTTTAGTTCTATATACATGGTTAATTCCTTTTTATTAATTGACTATGAATATATCCATAAAGGATAGAATTGATATTGTCAAATAATATTTTTTGAAAGTCTGCTTTTCATATTTTTTGAAATGCTCCTTTTCATTTTCTGTTTTTTGATAGTCTGCATTACGTACATCTAGATATATATTTTTACCATGTAAGAATAAAGCAGGGTTATATATATTATATCTATATAGGAACTGATAAAATAACAGTTATAAAATACCTATAAAATAATAGTTTAGTCTTGTTTGGTATGCCCCTTTTCAAAAAAGTTGCTAATTATATATATAAAAAGCTACTTAGTTCTCCTTTTGTTCTATATTTGTTCTTGTTTTGTTCTAGGGTGGCGAGAGCCACTGGGGGGTATACCGTATACGTATACACAGAAATACACAGAAGGGGTATTTTGACTGTTAACCACATTACCTACTGATAGAATGTCAAATAATTGTATTGACATGTGTGAAGATACGTGGTATAACATAGTCGAAGACCTTTAGTTAAAACTTTAAGTTAAAACTAATAATATTATAACTTAAAAAATACTATAACTTATAAGTTATAACTACACTCCCTTAATTATTATTTTCTTACCTAGTAAAAAAGTGTTGACAATGAGTAATTCTAAAGTAAAACTATATCCATCTGAAAATGTAATCGAAGACTTTTATGAAGCTTTGGCTAGTAAAAGTGAAAAGAAACTTAAAAAGGTTCACATTCCTAAATCAGATGTGTTCTATGTACGTGAAGCCATCTATCAGAGAACTGGGACTCTCTACTCCCTAGATCACGTTGAACGCTCTATGTACCTTGAGGGACTTTTGCGTCCTGACGAAGTGCTAGAACCTAAAAGACCTAGAGGGTATTGTTCCTATGACACCGATGATGCTAGATAGATGGAAGATATTACCACGACTAATGATGCTGACCATGACCGGCGTTTACATTCGCTGCGTAGAATGGGCTTTGAGTGTTGGACCAGACTTGACGACACAACAGGCATCCCTGATATCCGTTATTACTGGGGCG